ATGGGCGGCTCAGACATTGATGTGGCGCTACGCTGGCCTGCTTCTGGCCGTCAGATGACCGGACTGGCGTTTGCCATTGTCAAGCTCATCTATTCCGCTGGTGATGGCGTCACCAATCTTCAGCCGCTGACGTTCAAAGTCTCTCATGCATTGAACGGAACCGGCGTTGCAAAGCCTGGGGATGTGCTTTCTGACTACTTGACCAACCCCTACTATGGCGGCGCGGTCTCGGCATCTTTTGTGAACTCAACTGCCTGTGCTGCGCTGAACACTTATTCGGATCAAACGATCACGTTTACCCCGGCTGGCGGCGGCAGTCCGACTACGCAGCCTCGCTATCGAATCAATGGCGTTGTCAATACCGGCGATACGGTTCTCACGAACTGCAACCACATCCTGACGGCCTGCGACTCCTGGTTATCGTATGACGCGGCGACCGGCCAATGGACTCCGGTGATCAACAAGGCTGAGTCGGCCTCTCTTGCGTTTGATGACTCCAACATTGTTGGCGAGATCAAGGTTAGCGTCACCGACCTTTCTTCGACATACAACCAAATTGAAGTTTCTTTCCCGTTCAAGGGAAACAAGGATCAGCCGGAATACGTTCGCGCCAAGGTGCCTGACGGGTTGTTGTTCCCAAATGAACCGGTTAATAAACTTAGCACTTCGTTCAACCTAGTGAACGACAGCGTTCAGGCGTCATATCTTGCTAACCGAGTCCTAGAACAGTCCCGAGAAGATTTGATTGTCACGTTCTCCTCGGCTTATCCTGGCATTCAGGTTAACGCTGGCGATGTAGTGAGCGTGACCAATTCGGAGTATGGCTGGAACGCTAAGTTGTTCCGGGTGATGAAGGTTAGCGAAGCCGCGCTTCCTGATGGGAACCTTGGCGCACGGTTTGACCTATCTGAGTACAACGCTCAGGTCTATGATGACTTCGATATTACGCAGTATGAGCCAGCGCCAAATGGAGAGCTTGCTTCTCCCGAATACTTTTCCGCTTTGGGTGCGCCGACGATTGCCGCATCCCGCCCTGATGAGAACCCGCCTAGCTTTGATGTGCAGGTCACGCTGCCGCTGACCGGCAGGATCACCTGGGCCACCCTGTACTACACCACCAGCGCAACGCCAGCGGCGTATGACTGGAAGGTTTTGCGGCAAGCCTCTGCCCCGCAGGGAACCGCGGCTCAGAATGGCGCGATCTATGGCTGGACAAAGGTGTCGCTGCCTGTTGGCGCGTATTACTTCACTTGGATCGTTGGTAACGAAGTCGGTCAGTCTGCAAGGTCAACCACAAGCTCGGTGTTTAACTGGAGTCCGCTGGATGTGTCTGGCGCGATCACCGTTCTGGAAAACGAGGTTTATATCCTTGGGCTAGACATTGACGATAAGCTCAGTAAGACCGGCGCAAACATTCTGACCGGCACAATCGTTCCTCAAGATTCTGGCGGCATCAAATCCGGCTCAATCACTTGGAACTCTTCGACTGGTCAGTTAACTGGCGGCAGTGGTGTGGCAATTACCGAGGCCGGGATCATTGGCGCACAGAGCGGAGTTGCCAAGTTCACCATTGACACGGCAGGCAATGCAACATTTGCTGGTGACATCAGTACGGACGGGGATGCGTACTTTGCCGGAAAAACACAAACTGCAACGCAAATTTTTGTTCTTGGCAATTACTACAGCGTTGACTATTCCACCTTCTCGTATGCAACATCGAACGCCACAAATGGTTCAGTTGTTAGGGCTGGAACGTATGGCTATGCCGCTGCATCAACATCTGCCCTAAATATCGGGATAATTGGCTACGCGCCATCAAGCACAAAAGGTGTGGGTGTTTTCGGGCAAGGTGGTGAATATGGTGGCTACTTCATCAATTCATCGTCTGGAGGCATTGCCGTAGTTGCCGCTGCCTATAGCACCACCGACATTGCGTTAGCGGCATTGGGCAGGATTCAATGGGGTGGCACTTACATCTATAGTGAGCCAAGCGGTTCCGGCGCATTCATGCGCGATGATGGTTCGTGGTCTTATGCGGTTCGCCAAACGCCAGCTAATTCTGGGACTGCGACGGTCAACTCCAGCAGTCAAATCAGTCTGCTTGGCAGCACCTCTACCGGGATTGCTGGCGCGTATGTTGGAACTTCTGCTTCCGGCAGCACGGTCACATGGACAATCCAAACCACCAGCCCGTCAGATCGCAGACTCAAACAGGACATTGAGGATTCTGACCTTGGGCTGGCGTTTGTGAATCAGCTTCAGCCAAAGAAATACAAGCTCAAGGCTGATCCAAAACAGCAGGTCGGCTACGGATTTATTGCCGACGAGGTTGCCGCTCTTGGCGTTCGGGACACCTCGCTGGTGTATCACGAACCGGATTGGCAGGTTGGCGAGGAAACGGGCTTTGACACGATCCATTACCCGTCATACGTTGCCGTTCTGACCAAGGCGATCCAAGAGTTAAGCGCCAAGGTTGATGCGCTGCAAACAGAGATTGCGGCCCTCAAAAACACCCCGTAAAATGTAATCCACAACGCACCCCGCCCGTAGGTGGGCGGCGTCACCACCCTCGGAAGGGGAAGCCATGCCTAAGTTTTCAAAGAACGTCATCACCCAGGTCTCGGGTTTTGATAACGCTCTACTCTCCGGTGAATTGGTCTGGGATCAGCAGACCTACTGGAACCTCCAATTAAAAACTGCCGGGGTGCCGGTTGACCTGACCGGGTCGACAATTGACGCCCAGATTGTCCGGCGAACGGTCACAAACTTGGAGGACACCCGCAACGGGTTAACCTTTGACGTTGGAGATTACGATCCAACGCCAACACCAATCAGCCTGACAATCACGAATATTGTCCCGGCAAACGGGTCATTTACGCTAGTCATTGACGATTCTGCTTGGTCGCTAATTAATAGCGATCCTGAGCTTGCCATTGATATTAATGATCCTGTGGCGTTTTCTGGTCGGCTAAAGGTCGAATATCCAGCCGCAGGAACCGATCCAGCGCAGGACTACATTATTTTCCTTTTCTTCTTGGTGCGCTCTGACGGCATCGTGAGGGTCTGATCATGGATGTAACCGTCATCAATGAAAACAACATTGAAGTCTCGATTGACCCGCCAGAAACCATTGTCATTGAGGTTGATCAAGGCAAGGCTGGCAGAGGAATTGTAAGCGTTACTTATGAGCCGGATGGCGCAGTCTATTATCTAGAGATCACCTATACCGATGGCACTACGCAGCTAGTCGGCCCGATCCCCGTTGATGAGCCTGCGACGCTAGTTAATTATTACATCAAGGCCAGCGCAGCGATCACCAAGGGCGATCTGGTGATGTTTACCGGCGCTGTTGGAGCGTCGGGGGTGCTTCAAGGTGCGCCAGCATCAGCAGGGCTTGCTGAAGGTCTAGTGGTCATGGGGATCGCCTCGGAAACGATGGCGCTCAATGGTTTTGGCTATGTCACCAGCTTTGGTTTGGTGTCAGGCATCAACACCACCGGCTCGGCGGTTGGCGAGACTTGGGCGACGGGAGACATCCTCTATTACAACCCCGCGTATGTTGGGAAGCTGACCAAGGTTCGACCGACTTCCCCGGCTGAAGTTGTGGTGGTTGCTGCTGTTACCAATGCCAGCGCAGGTAATGGATCGCTGTTTGTGCGGGTGAGCTTTTACCCCAAGTTGACTGAGCTTTCTGATGTTTATGCGGTTTCTCCTGCGAACAATGATCTGATTCAATGGAGTTCCGCAAATAACCGCTGGCAGAAAACCACCAACTTGGTAACTGGTGGAACGATTAGCGAAACGGTTGGTGGCACGGTTTATCCGGTTGCCAGCCAGTACGACATTGGCACCGACCCAAATCAAATCCCGCTCAATCAATACCTTGGGGCATTGGCGTATCAGGATTCTGCTCCGATTCCAGTCCCGCTAATCATCAACGCTAACACCAGCACCGACGCTGTTCGGATCACCCAAACCGGATCTGGCAATGCGCTGGTGGTGGAGGATAGTGCGAATCCTGACTCGACGCCGGTTCTTATCAATAACAGCGGACAATTCATCCAAGGTTATACGACCGCTTTGAGTGGCGCATATGCAGACACAGCGACACGGCTAAATATTGGAAGCGGAGCCATACCAAGAGAATTTTTACAAACATATTCTGCTGATATTTATTCTGGCGTTTATGAATTTAGCAAATCTCGCGCAGGTGCAGCAGGAACACAAACAATTGTTCAAAACGGAGATCAATTAGGTCAAATTCGTTTTGCAGGTTCTGATGGAACGTCTTTCATTGAATCCGCACGAATTAGGGCTGACGTAGACGGCACTCCCGGCACTAACGATATGCCGGGACGCTTGACGTTTTCCACCACCGCTGATGGTGCAAGCAGTCCGACTGAGCGGATGCGGATTGATAGTGCTGGTCAGGTGGGGATTGGTGTAACTCCATCTGCCGGACAGAAGCTAGTAATTAGAGGCTCTGCTACAGGAAGCACGGCTGTCAATTTCGTGTTTTCTGCCCCCACTATTCAAACTGATGTAACAGGTACATATAACGGCTTTTCGTCATATCCGGCAACTGTTGCTGCTACTTTCACTCTTACGGCCCTTCGTCACTTTACTGCGGCACAATCAACTATTGGCGCTGGTTCTACAGTATCAAACCAATACGGGTTCTACGTTGACTCTTCCCTCACCGGCGCAACCAACAACTACGGCTTCTACAGCAACATTGCCAGCGGCACCGGACGCTGGAACTTTTACGCGGCTGGGAGTGCTGATAACTACTTTGCTGGAAATCTGTATATTGGTACAACCAATCCGCAAATTCCTTCTGACTTGACTGTTGAGGGACCGACGGGCGCTTTTGTCGGAACTGGGAACAATACCGCAGCTAATGGGGCTTTGCTTCAGCTTGGTCGGCGTAGAACCGGTTTAGCCACAGTCCAAAACAACGACACGCTTGGCATTCAAAACTTCCTTGGATGGGACGCGGCCAGCTATATTAATGCCGCCCAGATTAAGGCAGAGGTTGACGGACCCCCCGGCACTAACGATATGCCGGGACGCTTGGTATTCAGTACAACCGCTGATGGCGCAAGCAGTCCGACTGAGCGGCTGCGTATCGCCAGCGATGGCAACGTCACCTTCAAGAACGCAATCACCGAGACTGTCGCAACACTCGGCACCAGCGGGACGATTGCACTGAATCCTGCCAGCGGGACGATCCAGACCTGTGCGGCTGCGGGAACGATCACGTTCACCGACAGCCTTTCCTCGGGGCAGAGCATCTCCCTGCGCCTGACCAGCGGTTCGAGCTTCACAATAAATTGGCCGACAATAACGTGGGTCACCAGCGCAGGTAACGTCGCGCCGACTTTGACCGCGAACGATACGTTGGTGTTCTGGAA